TAAAAGAAAATTTATCTGGTATAGTATTAGCCTTGGACGATAAAACACTAACTACGGAAGGTGTTTACAATATGGCAGATATTATGCTATTTAAATCCCAGGAAGAGACTTCTAGGGATAGAGTATTCCTGGGGGTTAATAATGATTTTGACGCAGCACTTAGTGGAGTAGCTAGACAAGAACTTATATTAGTTGGCGGTGCCAGAGGTTCCGGTAAGTCCATCGTTTGTAGTAATATATGTATTAATCAGTATGAAGCTGGTAATACTACAGTACTATTTAGTATAGAAATGATAGCTCACGAAGTTAACCAAAGAGATTTTTCTATTCTAGCAGATATACCACATGCTTCATTAAAGAACGGTAACTTAACAAAGTCAGAACTATTAAGACTTATTCAAGTGCGTGCCAGTATGTTCGAAGATGCACAGGACTTAGTAACTGAGTTTTGTACTCACGAGGATAGATTCAAGTTTGAGGCTCAACTAGTTAAAGAGAAGAAGTTAAAAGAATTTAACCAAATCATCATAATTGATGATAGGGCATTAACCATAAGTTCTATTGACTTACATTTAGGAAAGCTAAGAGCACGGTTTGGGGATAAACTTACAGTAGCTGTAGTGGATTACGTAAATCAGGTAGTGTTAGATGGATATAATGCTTCACATAATAGTGGGCAATTTGACTGGAAGTATCAAGTGGAAGTTGCCAAACAGCTAAAGAATCTGGCTCGTAAGCATGACGTCGTGCTGGTAAGTCCTTACCAGATTGACGCGACTGGGGAGGCTAGATTTGCTAAGGGTATCTTAGATGCTGGAGATATTGCTGTTACACTAACTCCACACAGAGACCCCGGCGCTATTTCATTTGAAACTACTAAAATTCGCTCAGGTCCACCTATGAGTTTCATTAGTGGTATAAACTGGGATACACTAAGAATATCACCTAAAACAGTAGTATTACCAGCTAAAGAAGAAAAACCTAAAAAACATAACAAACAGGACCAAGGTGGGGCAGTAGATGTCCCCTGGAATATGTAATGTCAGATCCAGTATTGTCTCTATTACAGAAAGAAAATCTATCTTATACTGTAAGTGGTAGAGATTATCTAATAAAGTGTTTAAACCCTAAACACGAGGATTCTAATCCATCATTACGTGTAGATAAGGTAAGCGGCATTGCACATTGCTTTGCATGTGGTTTTAAAAGAAACCTATTTAAGCACTTCGGAATATTTACTAGTAATACACCAGTACGTATAGCCAAACTTAAAGAGAAACTTAATAACTTAACAATATCTAATATGGAAATACCATATCCGGATGGCGCATTACCTTATACTGCTCCATATAGGAATATTAGTATAGTTACATTGAAATATTTTGGGGCTTTCTACACCCATGAAGATCCAATATATGAAGGTAGAATATTATTTCCGATTAAGAATATAGACGATAAAGTAATAGCTTTTCAGGGACGTAGCCTTAATGATAACGTATCTCCTAAATATAAGTTTTTTCCTAGCGGTGTATCGCTTCCCTGTTATCCTTCTACATTTAAAGATAAACCTACTAGCGTAGTTTTAGTAGAGGGTATTATTGATATGATAAACTTAGTTGATAAAGGTTTATCTAATGTATCTTGTGTATTTGGTACACAGAGTCTAAATCATAATACTACTGCTAAATTATTACCATTTAAGGCACTAGGTGTAAATAAGCTATTCATATTATTTGATGGGGATACGCCTGGCAGAGAGGCAGCAATATCCTTGAAATCTGTGCTAGAGGATCAGGGATTTACTACTGAAATTATACAGATGGAAGATGATACAGACCCAGGTATGTTAAGTAAAGAACAAGTAAAGGCATTAAAGGACTATATAGATGTCAATTAATATTACCGAGCTTATTATGCTTCAACAGCGTATTAATGAGTGTAATGAAGAGATATTACGAATTAGTAATATAAGAGATATTACTAAAAAAGAATTAAACGATAGGTGTAGTCACCCTACTATTGTAACACAAAATCATTATATAGGGGATGGGTACGGTTGTTTACCTCGTAGTTGGATTACAGAAACTTGTACTATATGTGGAAATATAGTAAGAGAGTACGATGATACAAATCATAGAAGGAGGCCTTGTTGAAAATAGCTGTAATAGATAAAGCACCTAGTAGAAATAAGTACGAAGACCATTTCGACTTCGACTTTGAGCTATTTCACATGAGCAGTGTGCCTATGCAGAAGCTACTAAAGAAGGATGTAGATTTAGTAATAGATTTAGACTATTATGATTATGTAATTTTAGTAGGGTCGGAAGCAGCTAAAGAGTACGCTAAGTGTACTAGTGTAACTAACTATGCTGGACAGTTACTAGAAGATAAATTTATCTGTATTAGTAATCCGTCCGTACTGGTATTTAAGCCAGAGGGCAAAGAGGGTTTTAAGAGAGCACTAGAACGCATACATAGCTATATAGCAGGTACATTAGTTAATATAGACTATACCAAGATAGGAGATTTTAAGGGTATAGAAGACGAAGCTGAAGCTAGAAGCTTCCTACTCGAAGTATTATGTAGTGATACTAGCGTAGTAGCTTTAGATACTGAAGATACTGCACTATACCCACGCGACGGATACGTTATTGGAGTATCTCTATCATATAAACTATTACATGGTAGATATATACATGCAGACGTACTGTCGTCAGACCTAATAGACATATTACAGCAAATTATAGATACCAAGCTAGTAGTATTTCATAATATGAAGTTTGATATTAAGATGTTAGAGTATCATTTAGGTCTTAAATTCGATCCTAGTAGAGTGCATGATACAATGATTATGCACTATATACTAGATGAAAATTCTCCTCATGGTTTAAAACCTTTAGCCCTTAAATATACTAAGTTAGGTGATTACGATACTGAATTAGAGGAATTTAAGGCTACATACTGTAGAGAACATGGATTATTGCAAGAAGAATTTACATACGATCTTATACCTTTTAACATTATTTGTAAGTATGCTAGTATGGATACTGCAGCTACATTGGAGCTGTATATCAAATTTAAACCTTTAATAGATTCTAAGTTTAGCAAGTTATACTATGATTTATTAATTCCAGCTACTATATTCTTAAAAGATATGGAAGAGGTAGGAATCCCTATTAGCTATGAACGGATGAAAAGGGCCGAGAACTATCTAGATATTAGTATAGAACTAGCTAGGAAAGCTATATACGAATTTCCAGAAATTAGAAAGTTTGAAGAGATTGAGGGTATTATATTTAACCCTAATTCTGTTCAACAATTACGTAAGGTTTTATTTGATTATATAGGGCTTACTCCTACGGGTAAACTTACTGCTACAGGAGCAATATCAACTGATTCGGAAGTACTCGAAGAACTCTCTAAGGAACACCCATTACCTGCGGCTATTCTTAAGGTACGACAGTTGGGTAAGATTAAGAATACATACGTCAGTAAAATACTTCCAGAATTGGATAAAGACAGCAGGGTTCGTACTAACTTTAATCTTATTTTTACTACCTCTGGTCGTCTGTCTAGTAGTGGTAAATTTAATGCTCAGCAAATTCCTAGAGATGACCCTCTTATTAAGGGGTGTATTGCAGCCCCCCCAGGGTATAAGGTAGTATCACAAGACTTGCAGACAGGAGAAATGTACTATGCTGCTGTACTAAGTGGGGATACCGCGTTACAGTCAGTATTCCTATCTAGGGAAGACTTCCACTCTAGTATTGCTAAGCTAGTTTTCGACTTAACTTGTTTAGCGAAAGAAGTAAAGAAGCTATTCCCAGCTATGCGCCAATCGGCGAAGGCGATTTCATTCGGGATTAACCTATAAAGGTCCCACTAGTAAGTGATTACTAGAACAAACAACTCGCTCAATTGCTGGAACCCCCATTATTAAGTTAAGGGCAATCAGCAGCCAGAATTAGTAGAAATACTTTTAAATGGTTCAGAGACTGACAGTATTTCCAGAAAGGAAATAGCTGCGATACCGAAAATATTCTTGAAATACATTTGCTATCAGCGTATAATGATACCTGTGCCGCAAAAATTTTGGGAGGGGTATAACACGGCGAGTATCTCTCCCTTCTTAAATAAAGAAGGGTCTATGGAATTAAATTATGCAAATTATTTAGAACTAAAACAAACAGGTATTACACGAGCAAAAATTGCCGAAGTATTTAATATACCTGATTGGAAATTAAAAAAACATATATCCAAGGAACAGTGGGGAGTTAAAAGGCCTATTGTATCTAATTTAACAGCTTTTGATGAGTATTCAGAGAATTCTTGTTACTGGGCAGGATTTCTTGCAGCTGATGGGTGTGTAGATAGTAAAAAACGTATTCGTGTTATGTTAAAGTATGATGATGTAGGACACTTAGAAAAACTTAAGGAATATCTTAAGTCTACACATACAATATCGGTAAATACCGATAAATATAATAGATGCAGTTTTGAGATCACACAACCTGATATGTGTGATGCTTTAGAATTTAATTTTAACATTGTTCCAAATAAAACCGATAAATTAGAATTTCCTAAGCATATACCCGGTCAATACTTAGTACACTATTTACGTGGATACTTTGATGGGGACGGCAGTATATGCGAAAGTTTTTCTAATAAAAATTCAATTACAGCTTCCCTGTATGCAACGTTTGCCTCTGGAAGCCGTAACTTTTCGGAATATTTGTTTAATTATCTACAAGATAGGCTAAAGTTAGGTGGGCATCTTCAGGAGTTTGAGGGTTCTACTAAATGGCAACTTAAGTATAATACTAAGGATGCAATAACTCTCCTAGAACATATGTACAATAATAGTAGTGTTCATCTTGATAGGAAATTCACTCTTTATCAACGTATAGTAGTTGATAATATTAGAGAAAAGAGATAAAGGTATAGTCCATCCCACTAGTAATAGTGGATTATTATGTTTATACGGTTCAGGGCCAGATAAGGTGTCGACTACAGTTAGTGCGGCTACTGGCGAGTACTATGGGCTAGATAGGGCTAAAGAGGATATTAATGCCTACTTTACTAAGTTTAGTAAATTAAAGAAGTGGTTAAATTCTAGAAAGAAGTTTATT